CTCTGCAGGGTCTACGTTTTGAATCTTTATACCCTCATTATATGAATATCCGTGCTTCATTACTCCGATACCTATAGTGGTAACATCATAATTAAACTTATCCTTCTTCTCGTGAAAGTCATTCATTTCAAGCACTGTAGATATAGCCAACTCTTCAGCTATTTCAATGCTAGGCTTGTATTCGATCTGCATATGTAGTTGCAGCTCCTGATCGTTTTCTGGTAAATTTTCTTTGTCGACATTGAACGCATCCACTCCGAACTCGCTCTTGGCTTGGTCAAGTATCTGACGAGCCATCATATCCTTCTCTATTACCTCCTGGTATGAGTTCCTTTTTTCAGCTGACGTGGCGTCTTCAGCAACTGCTTTAGGTGTGAATAACCTACTGGACATTCCATTGACAATAATATCAACGAATTTTGGCACAACTGCTGGTGGCTGCCAATTAAGATTTAAACTTGACAGGTCACCATTTATAGCCATACTCTTTTTATAGATGTCTACTGGCTGTTCTCCTCTGGCATATAATCTTAGATTGTGAAAGCTAGAATGTCTGTCATAAAACCTTCCATTTCCACCCTCTCTATTAAACCACTCATACTGTATAGCCTGTCCTATTTTAAGTCCAAACTCTGGTGTCTCTTTTGTTGCGTCCGCCGCTGAGTGATCAGGGAAGGCGCTGAAGGTTACTAATGGTGATTTGCTGTTCATTCTTATCTCTTGATTATACTGTTCTGTCCAGAGTTGTCATAAGTTACAAAGTTAAGCTTTATTTCCGACTTTTCTTTCTTGGGTGTTAGTTTATGACGTCTTGTAGCCATTATCGCAAGTCCTGAACTTATAGATGCATCGTACTTTGTTCTATTGTTTATATCAAACCTAGCCCAGTCCGCAAGTGT